TTCTGCTTCTTCTTCCCTTTTGGAGTGATCCATTTCAGTTAAAGGAGTACCTCTAGCATCTTTAAAATCTTTTGCTCTTCTTGGATCCATCTCAACCAATTCAGCAACAGCTTTATCTCTAGCTGCGATGTCTTTCTTTTTGGCATTATAACCTGCGCCAGTTGAGTAATCCATTTTTGCTTGATGTTCTTTTACCTCAGCTTCTTTGGCTTTAATTGAGTCAAATCTTTTCCCAGCATCCTCTCTTGCGTAATCTTCACCCTTAAGATTCTTTAAAGCGATACCTCGTTTATCATTTGTTAATGCTGACTCAATATATGCTTTTTTCTCTTTGGCAGTTGCTTGTTTTTCTTCTCGGTTTGTTAAATATTTGTCGATAGCACCTGATGGACTATATTTTCCAACTTTTAATCCAGTTAAATTTTCAGCCTTTTGTAACCAACTATCTTTCTTAACTGCTTCACCTTTGGCTCCACCAAGAAGGAATGATCTAAGTCCACCTGTCTGTTTTGCTTTCTCAGCATCAGATTTCTCTATACCAGCAACTACTTTATCTCCACCACCAGCTTTAACATATGCTTTGATATTGTCTTTGAGAATTTTACCTAAATCTTTTAAACTCTCAGTTAATTCTTCTTCTCTTTTCTTTTTCTGCTTAAACTCTTCATCATTTGCTGCATGCTCAACTTGCTCAGACATTTTCTTAACATCCATAGACAAGTTCATACTTGAGGATGTGTTTATCTCCAAAGCTGCAGTATTTTTCTTCTGTAGCTCTGCTTGTAACTTAAGCAGTTCTTGCATTGTCATATTACTTGTTCTTCTCTATTCGTTGTTTTTCTTCTTTTAAATACTCGACTAACATAGCAATGTAAATCTCTCGTTCAAATGGGATCATGTTTTCAATCTCAGTCAAAGAATATTTGTGGTATTGCATTAGAGCAAAGTTTGTTTTATAATAATTTGCTAATGCCTCATGACTGAGATTAACTAAAAAAAACTTGCTGTTCCCTCCAAAGCTGTAACATTATGTGTTCCACAGGCAGGACAATCAAATTCAATATCCTGTTTAAACTTAGGAACATTTACAAAAAATTCTTCAAGTTTGTCAAATTGTTCTTTAGTTAAATTCATAACGAACTCTTCAAGTTCAGCTCTAGTTTGATCTTTTGCATAAAATACTTCATCACCATTAAATACTAAATCAATACAGTCAATAACAACTTCCATAACAGCATTAATATCTTCAGTCTTACCATCAGCTTTTCTGAAAGTATCTAAATTTGGGTAACGCATTACTACACCAGTTTCACCAAATAACATAATTTTATTGTTGTGTTCAGGTGCTCTGATAATAGGAATTTTTGTTAAATCAATATCAAGTTTAACTTTATTCTTTTCTTCTTCGCAATGTTGACAAGTAAAAATTAACTCAACAAACTCTCCAACAGATTTTGCTCTAATTTGAGTAAACAAAAACTCAATATCAAATATCGCTAATTTGTTTGGATCAATATCGTCTTTGACACAATTTTTAATAATTTCTTTTAATGTAACAATCATTACATCAATGTCTTCACTCTGCTGAGCCAAGAGTAATGCTTTTTCTTCTTTTACCAAAAAAGGTCTAAAAGAAATCTTTTGACCAGTAGAAGGAATCTCTACATTATATAATGGTGTATTCATCATTGGCAATGCCATAACTCACTCTCCCTTATTCATCTTTTCAATCAATTTGTTCAATTCACTTGTGCTACCAACAAAGATAGCGTTATTTGTAACACTTTTGGCACCACCTTTTGGTTCGTCCAATTTTTGTTTCTGTTGATGTAATTCCATCAACTGAGTATTAATATCTGCAACCTGCTTCATCAGATTTCCAACAACTTCAAATGCTCTTGGATGTTCAGACTGTTTAGCGACAGCCAAAGCAGCATCCAATGCATGCTGACCTTTACTTAATAAATCGAGAAGGTTTGCTCTTGTCTTGTCATAGTCGGATTCAACCTTCTCTTCTTGGGATACTAAAATTTCGCCAGTTTCAGCAACAATGATATCAGTTGGTTTTTTATCAATTGGCGTCATATTAAAAATATCGCTCAAATTATCATCAATTTTCATTTTATAAGTCGTTTCTAGTATTTCTTACTGGTGGGTCGTCAGGGTGTAATCCGCTAGTTGTATTTATCGGTTGAGGTGCAAAGGCAGCAGGTGTTGGTCTCGCAAAACTTGGTGTTGGAACTGTTGGGCTAACACTTGGCGTTGGCATTGATATTGTTGAAGGTATGCTAGATGTTGAAGGCATGCTTGATGATACATTTGACATTCCTGTTGGTGGAGTATAAGTTGTGCCCATCATTCCTGATGGACCAGTTGGTAAACCACCATTATTTGCGCCAGCTAGTTTTTCTTGTGTTCTACCAAAAGCAGCGATACCAAGAACAGCACCCATTGCGACATGGAATAAACCAGCACCTTGAAGTGTTAGAGGTTGCCACTGAGTGTTTACAGAACCATGACCAAGTGTTTGAACTAGCGACCATAAAATTGGTGCTACCATAAAATCAAAAGTACATACTGCCATGTACATCCAACCCATCATTGGACGCCACTTACTATTCATCCAATCTTCTTTTTTCTTTTCGCTTTCGCTTTTAATTTCTTCTGCCATTTTAATTTCCTTTAAAACCAATTTGATGGGTCTGGTAAATCTGATGTTACATTTTGTTGAGTGCTTGGAATTCTTCCGAAAGAACTCTGCCCAGTTAGTGCGCCTAAAATTTGATTTGGACCTGATGTTATATTTTGTATTAGATTAGATTGGAACGCATTAAATTGTGATAGATATTGTTGTGGTATACTCTTAATTTGGTTGATATCGCCAGCAATTGCTGATAAAGGTTGTCCTACTGCACTTCCTACAACTCCAGGAACATTTGGTGTATTAAACTGTCCGCCACCATTACCAACAACTCCAGGAACAATTGCAGAATCTAAAGATCCATTATTTGGAACAAGAGTCATCTCTCTCCAATATTTGTACTGCATTGTAACTGACAATTTCATTATATCTTTGTTTGCCCAATCAAGCTGAACTGCTCCAACTGATTTTGGATAACATTCATACAGCTCAACCATCATTCTGTTATTGTCTAATGTATCTTGAACTAGAATCTGCATTTGTGGACAAATATATTCATCATAGTATCTTTGTGTTCTTGATTCACCATTTTGAATTAACTTTGCCCAGTCATCAAAATATTGTTTAACTTCCATTGAATTATCTACATAAAAAGACATTTGTAGAGGTTCGTAGTTAAACTCAGTAGGTGTTTCTCTTACTTCACCAAAAATTCTAACTGGCGCTGTATTAACTGTAATTCCAGGAAGTTGAACCTGATCGCAGAACATTAACAACTGTTGAAATGATTTTAATGGTGGATTTGGACTGCTACTTTGGTAGCCAGCAGGAACAGCCATAAGAACAGAAAATCTGTTCGTTCTAGCCATACCCAAATTCATTTGTGACACGAAGTCGCTTATGTTCATTGCTTGATCCTAATTTTAGATTCTGCCCAAACTTGTTCTTTACTTGCTCCAACAAATCTCTCAACTGGTAACATCATTGCGGTAGCCCAATCGGCAGATTGAACATTAACCAGTGGCGACATAACATGACTTGTTAGATATCGTTTTACGCATGGCTTTGCTAAGTTAAATTTCGCTACTCCATCAATTAACTGCCATGAAAATTTTAATTTTGTTGATGCGTTCCACTTGTCGTTGTTCGCAAACATCAACAAACGATCCATCAGAACAAGTCTTAATCTATGTGGAAGATAATGCATGTTCAAACCAAGCCAGCCATCTTCAAGTTTTCTAAATGGGAAAACTAGAGGAAATCTATCATAGTATGGTAGTTCGTCTTTTAATTTTGGATTGTAGTAGTACATGTACAACTTTCCAGGCATCAACGCATTTGCGCTCTTAACATCTTTTGGATCATTATTAATGATCATGTTAGGAGTAATTCGTTTTTTACTTAAAAGAAGAACTTGTTGGTCGAACCACAGCTGTGACTTTTTCGCTATCGACTTGTCAAAGCGATATTTGTCATAGATGTCTTGTAATTCTGATTTAGCCATAAGTATATTTATAGTCCTAATTCATGTTCTGTGAGTATAATAAACTCCCATCCACGATCTTTTGCATATGCTTTAGCTGCTGTCCATTTGGATTGATTTTTAATGTAGTCAAAAGATTCTTTAATATACCTTTGAGTTTGTCTTCCAGGATAGACAGGTGGAACAGTCTGTTTGGCTGGCTTAATTTCAACCAAATATGTTTTTATGGTTCCAGCTTTGTCTTTAATTTGAATCTGAAAATCGACATAATATCGATGAATACGATTATCCGTTCCACATCTGTATGGGATAATTGTTTCTTCAGAAATCCACTTAACTACGCTTGGATTAACATCACACCAGTTGGCAAACCTTGTTTCCCAAGAAGATCTCATTATAATATTGGTTGGATCCCCAGAGTATTTTTGTGGATTAGTTGGTGTAAACTTCCTCTTATGGAACATAAATATACGAATAGAGTCTAATACTCATATTTAGAGAAAACCATGGCAGATAATACACCTACAGTAGCTTCCTCAAGTTTAAATCCACAAAGAGGAGCAGCCACTTCTTTTACCCCAACACAATATAATATTGGTCAGTATCAGTATCCAGCCGACCTGTATTCAAATAATTCTGTGTATGGTGGAAACTATGTTATTTTCTACATTAATGTAGCTGAAGATTCAAGAATTTTCGCTGTAAATAAAGAACCAACTGTTGATCCAAAACTTGTACCAGCAAGACTTCGTGGAGATTTGGCTTCTCAAAATTTTAATACAGCTCAAACAACAGTTGGCGCTGCTGCTCCATTGGCAGTTGGTGGTGCTGTAGCAGAGGGCGCATCGCAATATAG